GGCAAATCTCGCACCAACAAATTATTTTTAGGCTTTTTGCAAACTTTTATTTTGCTAAACCTACTTTGTAACGCAAAGTTACAACAAAAAACTACCCATTTGCAAAGCGAGCGCCACGTTTTACGTGCGCTTGACTTTGTAGCCAATATCGGGCCGAATCAATCGCGTGATTGTAGGTATCAATTGGCGTGCCTGTTGGAAGCTCGCTGTGCCGATCTGTCGCCCATTCGTAATTGTCAAGCTCTGTTTTTATATTCTTGCTTCGGTCTGTTATGGCTAATTTATAGCCTTTCATCATGTCAATTCCGGCTTTTATACTGCCTGGCCCCTTATCGGCTGCCTCAATGCTCCAAAACCCTAATTTCTTCAACTCTGCGATAGCTTCCGGGTTTCGATCTGCTATTATCTTGTCTGTTGACAATACACCCCTGTCTTTCATCATTGCCGCCCTGGTGCCGCTTGTCAGGTAGTAATCGTATATCAGTTCGTCAAGGTACAACACGCCTTCCTTTATCCCGCAACGGATTACCGCCGTAGGGTCTGGAAAGAACCCCCAATCAAGCCCTATGCCGGACTTTTTGCAATCGGTAGGGAATGTAGTTACTATTGAGTATTCAGGGAAAACAAGCCCCTGTTTAAGGCTGCCCCAATTGCCAAGTGCGTAGACCTCGTACTCATCCGGCTTTTTCTCTTTCAGTATTTCAAACTGCCTGTGTTCGCTTTCGGGGGAGAAGTGATTGTCTTTGTAGGTAGTCTTTAGCGTAAACGCCCCGTAAGCGTTTGACTTGAAAAAGTATTCGTGAATCCAGGATTGTATCGAGATAGGGTTAAACGTCATGTGCAGGTGATTTGATGCTTTATTGCACCTAAGACGGCGATTTAGCTCCGTGAAATCTGCACTTGATACACTCCCTCGCTTATCCATCGGCTCCTCAATCCAAATGTCTGTGATGTCGGAAACGGACTTTAGCTTGTCAACGTCGTCAAGCCCTGCCGATAGCATCATGTTCCCGTTTATCTTGCAAATTACGTCCATTTCAGTTTCCTTCACATGGAAATACTCACCAAGCGCATACCGCTTAATGAGGTCTTTAAATAGCAAAAATTGGGAATCCCTGATTTGGGTGCTGTGCTTCCTGGTAAATAGAACCCGGCAATACTCATTTTTCAGGCACTTTAAAAGCAGTTCGGTTGCTTTCCAGTCGCTTTTTCCGCTACCACTGCCACCGTACTCTATTTGTATCCTTTCGGGCCTGAAACGGTTTTTAAGGTAGATGTCGTTGGCTACAATGGGTATAGTGCCTGACTGCCTAATTTTGTTTAGCGCTGATTCTGAAAAAAATCGGCCTTCGCTGGCAGGTATGTAGGTAATATTCATTCGCCTTGTAACAGCTTGCGAAGTTTGGCCGCGTTTTCTGGTGTCAGCTCGCTTTCGCCTTCAATGCTTAGGTTAGTGTCCATCTTGACCTCTTTAACAATCGCGTCCGTATGCTCAAATACCTGCTTTGCTGCTTTGAGCATAATATTAGGGTCTTGATCTGTTGCGGCTAAAGCGATCATATTTAGGGCAATTGCCTCTTTAGCTGTGACTTTTATGGTCAACCCTTCCAAGTCCTCGACCGCAATCTTTTTTTCAAGTAGGCGGTCTAAAATGGATTTAAGCGACTGGCTGCCACCATTCCCATGCTTATTCCTTCGTTCGTCTTCGCCCTTTTTGAAATGCACTAATTTTTCAGGGTTTCCGCGCGGTTTTGCCATATTTTACACAGTGTTTACACAGCAACACTAAGACGGCACATCTCCAGCGTTTTGAGAGCCGATTGATACTAAGTTACGCATAATGCCCCGGCGACGCGCTGCCGCCGTTTCTGCGTTTGTTCCTGATTGCGTCTTTACTTTTGAACCGCTTGCCATAATTCTTTGCGCCTTACGGACTTGTTTATTGTTTTGTACTTATCAATTATTGAGGTAAATATCTCCTGATTGAAAGCGTAAAGCTCTGAATTTTCTTCTACCTGAAATTGCTCAGTATTTCCGCTGCTTCTAAGGTTTGCACTGCCGTGTATCGTAATCTTAAACCCGCAATACGTTTCAATCGTGGCGATTTTACAATGGCTCCTGGCGGCGGCTAATTGAAAGGTATCGTTTTTGTCTAGGTGTTCGTAGGCGTATTTTACCAATCCATTCCTTTCGTGTGCAAAAAAGTAGTCTGAAACGATTAGGTTTATTTGGTCTGTAAAGTTGCCATTTGCGAGATTAACCAAGCTGTCAATATTTCCCTGACTTAGCGACAACGTTGATATGGTCAGATTCTTTACGTGCCAGTTGTTTTTTACGATGAGCGCTTCAATGAAATCTCCAGCGATAAAATTTCCTGAAATAATCACAAAGTGCCTGCTTCCTTTCTGAATCTCGATGTCGTTTGCCAGGTCTTGCGCATATTCATATTTCAGCATACGCCCTGGAATTTCTAAGCACTTCGGCGGTTTCATGTACCTGGTATCTATGCCCATCCCGTTGCCCCTTGCCTTTCGGCGAAAAACGCGCGGCTCTGCTTTGAATTGCGCTAACTCATCCATTCACATTCTTTCTAAGTACAATACAAAAACCGATCCAGTCTTTGCTGAAAATTTGTTTTCCGTTTCAAACGTAACCGCCCATTTTTCGTCAACACCGTTCACGATATTGATGAGTGTCACGGTATCGCCTTCGCAAAGATAGGCGTATTCGGCCCGCCAAACCTCAACGCCTGCTGATATTACACGGCGCGTACAAATGCCGTCACTGAACGAGTAGACAGCGTGTGGGCTGGTTGACTGCTTCCAAACGCCTTGTATTAATTCGGCGGTGGATGGTTGTGCTTCTTTCTGGCAGGAAGCAAATGCGAGTACAATTAAAAACAGGATTGCGTATTTCATCCTTGCAAATTTACGCTTTAATCATAAAAACCCCGCCGAAATTATCAGCGGGGTAATCATAGTGAATGTTGAACCCGCCTTTCCGAGATGGGCCATGTTATTTGATGCAATGACTGTGCCGTGTTTTAGCATAGCCAATTTTGGTGTTTCGATACATCAAAAAGCCTTTCGTCTTTCACAGGTTTTTCTTTCTTCACCTTTTCAGGTTTTGGAGCGTCCGGGTCGGCTTTCTTGTGAAATGGAGACTTTGGTCGGTTGTTGGGTGTAGGTACTATTTTCATGTTGTGAATTTGTTGAACGCCGATAAATGTATTTGCACCGCCCGAATTTCAGCGCCGCAAGATGGGCAATAATTTACCCGGTAGTTCGCGCCACTATGCTCCAAGCATGGCATTAGCAAGTATCTACCCCCAAGGTTGAACCACTTGAAAGCACGTGCGAACTTTGGGAAAGCATCGCAGCATGGAACGTATTTTTCTTTTTTATCGCTCATGTTTGATTTAAATACAGCCGCCGCGCCTCACGCTTGACGGCTGGCAGCTTCGACCATGAAGCTATATTTTTACAAGTGAATTATAATGTACCCGGCTGCCAGCATGAACGCCACAGCCAAAATAGGCTTAACCAACCACCAAATCCAAAGCCACAAAAAACCATCAATCCAAACAACAGGCGACAATGCAAGCGCTCCCCACCCGATCCAAGATAAGCAATTACCCGCTACCATCCAAACCAAAAGGCAGGTAATCGGGTTGAGATTTAAGTACCATTCTGAACGCCCTGATCCTTTGCGAAATGGCGCATTGAACAGGGAATAAAGGCCGTGTACAAACTGTTCGCACCAATACCCATAAGCCAAATTAAACGGCGGGATAATGTGGTAGGCAGTTCCGAATGTCGTTTCTGATACGTTTTGAACCCGGCGCTTTGTGTGGTCGGTTATCCCGAACTTTGAAACCCACACTTTAGGCCAGTTCGACATACAGTAAACGTAGGTCGTGCCGAGTAGGCGGTCTTTGCTTTTGTGGTGAGGGCTTCGCTTGCTCATTGTCCGTTTTTTTGCTGGCAATTCGGCCCTTGTTGGTTATACTGGTAATAATGGTTGTGCGTATCTCCACCGCTCCGACGGTTTGAGTATGTCGGATTTTCCGACGAACTGCCGCCGCTTGATCTTGCCGCAGACAAACCAAACAATGCAACACCTCCTACCACTACCGCAACTGCGTACATCGCATTGGCTTCGATTATGAGGAATACCGTGGTAACGCCAACAATGAACACCTTTCCCATTATTGCTACCGCCGCCACCGCTCCCACTACTTTTGCCGCGCCCACTGCAATCGGCTTTAAATCCTTTGGCTGCTCAGGCTGTGAAACATACGGTGCAACATCTCCTTTCCGATCCCGCCCTTCAAAGTATGCGGGTAGGTCAACGTGCGGAGCGTAGCGCTGTGCTGCTTCTGCAATCCCGTCTGAGGTGTAGTCGTGGTCTGTCATAATCGAATGTTTATTTTCTAACTGTCTCCTTTCGCGCATGCGCCCTAAACGGGCGACACGTCGTAAGGCTTTGAGTTCTAAGAAATGTGAATCTGAATCGCCATGTCTGCTTGTGACCATCGCGCAGAGCATCCCCGAAGAATCTGTCTAATACCTGCACCGGAATAAAAGCATATTCTATTCCCAGATTCGGTGAAAGCGTGGCCGACCACATACCATTCATCTTTCCAAATTCGCATTAATACAGATGACTTTGAAAGCGAATATTCCACGTCTTTCACCGCCTCTCCAATTTCGGCTTTTATCGCCTCAGCAATTATTGATTTTGCTTTTTTCATTTTAAAATTCTTAGAACCCCGCTTTTCCGCCAATATTCCCTAAGCGGTCAAAAGCGGGAAAGCACCAGTTAAACGGGATCGCTCCATGCCCCGGAGCTACCTTTCTGGAAATCAAAACCTACCTTGTATCGGTCGTAAATCCCCTGATTAAATTCAGATATATGAGTTATTAGACAATTACCAAGGGACACACCAAAATGCGCTTTCACTTGGTGTCAACCCTTGTAAAAAGTGTTGACGGTGAGCGGAAAAATGCAATCCACCAAAGTCGATAAAAAATTTTTCATCTCGAAGTTTTCTAAACCACTGCAAATAGTCCTTGTTCATTTTATAAAAATTAGGCTTTGAAACAATCATGCTATTGGGTAATCACGCCCGACAAAGTATCCGGCCAATATTCTATTTTCAAATTCAGACAGCGGGCGAGCCTCTGCCGCCTTCGCCTTACGACCTTGCTTTTTCACGCTATGCGTACTTTCACCCATCAAGGTACTGTGGTCGCGGCGTTGCTTCGGTTTGGTTCGCCCTGCTGTCTGTTTCTTTTTTGTTCGCTTTTTCCTGTTCGCCTCTTTGATACGCTCTGCTTGCAATGTGCTGGCAGCGTTCGCGCCGAAAAGTATCATGCCGAACATGCCGAACATGAGTACCATGCGAAAGACGCTTTCGTGTGCGAATAGGTCAGTCAATGTTTTGTCTGTGTATGCAGACGAGCGCGAACGCTACGCCTATGATGATCCCGCAAACTACTACCAAAAATAGCGTGTTCATTTTGCCGTTACTTTTTTGATGATTGCGTATGCAGAAAGGTACACGATGAATGCGAACAGGGCGAGTATGAAGATTGTATATTTCATTGTTGGCTGGTTTTGATTGCCGCGTTGATAAGGGCGGCTGCGAGTGTGATTGCAAAAGCGGCTTCGATCATGGTTTAATTTTGACTTGCCGTCTGCTGTGAAAACTTAGCGTGTGCCGCCGTCTGACTGAACGCTGTTTTTTGAACCCGGAACGCCTCAATTGCTTGCTCTTTTCGCTTAGTTGCAAGCTCATCCCAAACAGCAAAATCTCCGCTGGTGTTAGCTATGTCAGAGCGGTACACCCAACAAAAAATATCAGTGTCAGGGTTTAGCCACTTGTTGCCGTACTTCAAAAGATTGGCTTTCGCTTCCTCTGCTTGCGCCAAAACACTGTCATCAAACGGCGTCCTTGAAATGTAAAAAAGCGGCTGCGAATAGCTTGCCCAAAACATTGCGTTGGCGTCTGAAATCTCACGCTTTGCGCTCCAAACAAGCCAAGCGATTATGCCAGTGGCCATGATGAGCAATAGGATAAGAATTTGTGTGTAGTCGCTTTTCATTGTACGTTTTTGTTTAAAATTTTGCACTGCGGGGCGACCTTAAACTACTACCAATCACCTGTTTTTAGAAATCTAAAAAGCGAAACAGAAAACACTTTTTAGCTTCATTGCCCTACGCGGAAACCCCTGCGGCCGGATCGTAAACATTTACACCTCTATGTTTCCCGTATGCTGTCGCTCTAATCGGATTTGTCGCAGCCTTTTGGCGTGTCGCCCCTTTCTATGTGCGTTGTGGCGGATACTGGAATTGAACCAGGAACAACGTTCTTTTAGAAATCAATTGGAGGCGATTAAGCCTTAACTCCAAAAGTCTCGCCGTCTGCTTTACCAATTAAGCTAATCCACCTTTTTTATCAATCCCCTATCCCTATCCCCAATCACCATTGACGTGCGGGGACACCTTTTTGATCGGTAGGGGAGGGGCTATTTTTTAACTGTTTGCTTTCTTAATAGCGTTTCAAAGGCGCAGTTAAATATAGCATGAATATCCTTCATCGTGTCAGGGTTAACCCCTGACTTTTCAGCTAACTCGATTCTCGTTATTTGCGGGTAATCTGCAAAAATGGCCTTTGCCTTGGCGTAAAGCGGGTTGTTTGGGTCGTACTTTTTCCGGTTCCAACCTCCTGCAATCATTTCCCGCTCCCATGCCGTCAATTCAGCGGGTACGTCAATGTGCTGCATACCCTGCTCCCTAAATTCTACCCGCCCTGATTCGTGATTAATTATTACCCTTTCCTCTACCCTTTCCCGCGCCTTTCGTGGCATCCCGGCCAACTCTCCACCCCATCCCGGCGTAGCTTCTCCAAGATACGAAAACCTTTTAGGGTCTGGTGGCGCAAACGCCGCTTTTATGTCGCTCCAGATGCTCATTTTATCCGGCCTTTTAAGTTCTCCACTGGCGCAATCGCCAGCATCGCAATACCTACCGAAAAGAAAAGCGATAATAGTAGCGCCGTAGGCTCATTTGCACTGTTGGTCATCGTAGTGACCATGTGCAAAAACTTGGTAGGGGCAACGTACAAGCTATGCTCTAACCCTGTCAAACCGCCATAAAACCCGGCGCAATTACAGAATATTTCGATTGAAATAATGGCGTAGATCACCAAGTACCAGCCCCTTGAAACTTTAGCCATAATGAGGGCAAAAGGGGCAATGGTAAAGGCCGCTGTGGCCATTACTGCCAGCCAAAAGTTTTCTTTAACGACTGACATAATCCCAAACATATTCGGCACTGATACCGCCATTGAAAGCGCCAAAGTAACCCAAAGGAACGCCGGATGCGCTTGGCTTTCTTGCGGCTCAACCGCCTCTTTTGGCGTTTCAAGGAAGCCCGCCCCCACATTTGGAGACGGGTTCTCTACCTTGTTGTTATCACATGCTTCATTCGCTACGCGTTCGCGTAACGGCCTTACTATGTTGCCACTGTAAAGGGCTTCAACCTGCAACACCTCATCCGGTGTGCATATTTTTCGAGCGTTGAACGCGTAACCGAAATTGCGCTTCCATCTTGATTGAAATGCGCGTTCGTTCGCTCCCATACGCATGCGCAACTGTGCGCCCGTTTCACCGGATGCGTTCGTTTCGCCGTTTGCGTGTTCGCTATGTACGTTCGCGTTAATCATGTTGCAAATGTGCGGCACATTTTTAATACCGCAAAATATTTAGTGAATTTATTTTCACTTTATTTTTTCCGTGTACATTTGTGCATGATAAAAAACAACCTAACACCCGCAGAAGCCTGGAATGATTTTTTTGCGTGGGCTATGTCGCCGGAAATTAAACCTACACTTAGCGCTGAATGTAGACACTACTTCAACAAAACAAACGGTGATGTACGGAATGGAAAGTGCGGTCTACGGCGCATAAAAAACGCCCTTGCACAATATGGGCAAGGGCGCTATGTTTGGAGAGAACGATTTGAGGTGGATGTGTTTAAATAAAAATGCCCTGGTTCCGTCTAGCCAACGGATTACAGGGCAAAGCTGGTTCCGACGTCACCTATCGGATTGCAGCTTACTATTTCTTAGTTACATTCTTCCACGAGTAGCAAAACATTCCAAAGCTCCAATGATAGGAACCAGGGAAACCCTCTTTTGCAAATTCTGCTACATGAACACGGTTGCCAATCTTTATTGCTAATCTGTAAATATTGGCGGGATATGTTTCAGGGTCTGGAAGCAGCGCCTTCGCGTCTTGCACCTCTTTTGATGATGATGATATGATAATTGTATTGTCTGTCATCGTGTAGCTTCGTAGAATCTTAGCAGCCCTACCACCACATCCCGGTAAGCTGATGACTTCGTGAACGACCTTGCGTTTTTGTAATGTAGCATCTCTGCTACTTTCGCATTGTCAAGGTTGTGGACTTTTTTGAACGCCTTCCACTCGGCGTTTGTTTCGTTCCATGTTTTCATACCTCTTTCACCTCCGAAATTCGATCAAAGTCAGAAAGAGGCATGTGCCAAGTTTGTCCGATATATTCAGCACCAAGTTCGCTTGTAGCAGAAACTTCTACCTGAACTTCAAGCGGCAGGTCATCTGGCGTTCCGTGGTGCAATCCAAATAAGTGTCCATTTTTGCAAGGGCCGTCGTATGCAAAGAATAAATTGTGCGGGAATTGCTTGCATGTTAGTATTACGTGCATGACATAAATTTTTACTGGTTAGAAATTGCCCCGAATTTACAGGGCGATAGGGGTTTATAAGAAAACACCACACCAGCGGGCGGCTATTTTTCAAGCCTCCTTCTTATCATGGAACCGCTGGCGGGTGAATTTGCTGTTTATTTGGCAAAAATCCTTAACTCCGAATTAGGGGAAGGTTTAGAAACTTCAATTTCTTGGTATCCAGACGCGGTAAAGTTTTCGACTGTCCTGAAATTGGCGGCAACATACTCACGGGCGATTCTGCGGGCGTTTGCGTCTGTGGTGCGTGTGCTGTTGGTGATTTTTACGTTTTTCATAATTGCAAATTTTTGAAAGTGATAAGAATTGTGTGATCGTCTTATTGACCTTACAAAGATACACTGAAGTAGTATATACTACCTAATAAAACGAGAACTATTTTTTCGGCATTAACAAAACATGCCTTTACGATGGTTCAATGACAATGTGCCGCCCGCCATTTTTCATAAACAGCGCGTACTCCTCCCTACTCATAAACTCACAGTTGAACGGAGCCTCTGAAAACTCGGCTATTATTTGCTCCTCGAACTCGTTGATGAATTCCCTGTCGCTTAATGAGGTGCTGCTATCTGGTACGGTGAAGTTCCCGAACGGCGTTTGCATGATGACCGGGTTGTACTTCATTTTCATTCCGTTGTGGATTTCAGTCGTGTCTCTTACGGGCCTGAATGTATCACCGTCCAGAACCTGAAACCGTTTGCCGCATGTTAAAAGGATCGTGTGAAGGACATGTCCGAAGTAGTATTTGTACCTGGTGCTAGTGTAGCCCCTGCGCACGTCTTCGATTGTTGCCCTGTGCCACCCGTCGGAAAGCGAACGTATAGCCCCTGCGAAGTCTTCACGGGTATCAGGCGTTACCTTGCCTTCAATTGTTTCGAAGTTGATTACAGTGGCCATTTAACTTTTTTTCAGGCTGGCAAGGTAGTGGAGAGGCTTTAGGCGGTGCATGGTGGTTATTTATGGTTTGATAAAACCAAATACAGAAGCCCTAAAATCCCAGAAAGTAAAAGAATTGCTGAAATTGGGATGATGTAATTTTCAAATATACAGTCGCCTTCTTCAGTACTTTCGTTTTCGAAAAAATCTATTGGTTTCATTTTTTTGAATGTTAAAATGGGTCAAACTCATCCGAAGCCACAGGCTCGTAAGTGGCGTTAAAAATGTCTATCTTGCATGGATATATTTCGCCTTTTATGCCGGTAATTAGCATATCGTTCGGAGTGAAATTGCACATACCCTCAAGTGTTGGGATCAAATAACACTCGTCGTTTTCATTCGTAATTGGGTGGCCTTTGTAATCAAATGACCACGGCATACCGTTCAAAATGTTGGTGGTATTGTTTTTACCATACTCAACCAACTCTTCAAATGTGATAGCCTCAATAACTAAAGGTGTTTTTCTAAAAAATGCCATTTTGTTAAATTTTAGTGTAGTTAATTTAAAAACACAAGCACGGGTGTGCTGCGCTGATCGGCGAATGGAATCAAAATCATTTGCGTAACGCTTAGATTAGCTTTGCGAATGTTGTAAAGTTGGTTGGCGGTGGCGTAGAATATCATGGTGTGGCTTTTGTTAATCCCATTTGCTTATTTCAACCTCCATTTTTTGCAGCTTCCTGCTTTTAACACTCACTTGCCTGACCGTCCATTCCTCAATGGTTTTAGGGCTGTCGTCATAAATTATACCCGCCTTTACAATCGCATCCACCAGGTACTTGAATGATGCCGACGCGTTATCAAAGTCCATGGCCGTACCGCAATAATATCGGGTGCAAATAATCTTAACCCTTGCCAATCCAAATGTTGCGTACCGCCCGGCCTTTACCAACTGAAGCAATGATGCCTTTACTTTTGTGGCTTTGAAATGGTTTTGCCTGATAAGCCCATCTTTCCCGTTTAGTCCTGGCAAAAGCCTATCAATTGAAATTACAGCTCTCCCGGTGGTTGGCGTTTCCGCTTCCATTCTTTTCAAAACAGCTTGCTTATGCTTCGCCCCTTTTTCGATAGCTGCTTTTAACTGCTTTGAGGTTGGGGCTTTGCCGTACTCTTTTAGAAATTCTGCGCTTGTCATTGTCCAAATATTTGAAACGCTCTCTTTTTGCTACCAAATCCAGCAGCGCAAAATTCATCAAATAGCCGGATTGCGTCTACCCGCTGTGATGGCGGGCTATTTTTGATGCGGTCTACAAGGATACCCCGGTTATCATCGCCACGCCCTTCCTGCTGTGCAATCATGCAGTTAACCAGGATAGCGTCGGCGCAAATTGAAAGACCGGATTGGCGTAGTTCTAAAACTCGCCTATCCCAGAATGGTGTTAGTTCGCTTTTCATTGTTCTGATTGGTTGATGATTTCGGATAGCCTGCTTTTGATTTCAAGAATCCGATTGTTTGTAGCTAATGAGGCGGTGAACTCGAAAAGGTCTGCACTTTCAATATCTTTCAGCAGCGCCAAACTTTCACGCGCCACGCTTATCGCCCGTGCGTCATTTTCTGAAACACTGTGGCGAAGGTTGAACAAAACGCGGTCTATGCCGACAAGATCGGTTTCGATCACATTGAAAGTGCCGTTTGGGCGGGTGGCAAGGTGCCATTTGCGTAGTTCGCTCATGATTAGTAGGATTTTAAGACCAACGCCCGCCTTTACGGTTCGGCTTGATCTGTTTTTTTATAGCTTCTTTTTGCCGTCTGCGTTCTTCAGCGCGGCGCTGCTGGCGGGTTGGGAACTCGTTGCGCAATTCGTGTATGTATTTTGCGTGTTCCTCTACGGTGATGGAAAATTCTTTCGTTTGCATGGGTTTTAAAGTTCAAGTTTAGTTTGCCAAGCATCAATAGTGGCTGGTTTGTTTTTCTTGCCATTGCCGGTGATAAACACGCCAGGCTTTACCCGAATTAACAGGCCGGATTTAACCATTCGTGACAGGCAGTCGCCTACGTGCTTGTCACCGTTGCAATAGTGCGTATTTATCAGTCCCATTGCTTGCGCTTTGGTTATTCCACCATTTTCATGGCAGAATTGAAGGACGGCGGATTGCTTAAGAGTTAGGCTCATAATTCGATTTTTACTTCATTCAAAAGACTACGGCACCATTCAGGCAATAAAATTTCGCCCTCTTTAGCCTGGCGTTGCATACTGTACATTTTGCCGATATAGTGCGATCTCATTAATTGCCGCCTGTGGTCATCTTCCTCGCTCAAAAGCAGCGCCATCATTGTGCGCAAAATCTTCCAGCCATCACTTAACCTCCACAACTGATTGTTTCCAAAGTCATTATGGCAGCCACGGCATAAAACCGTTATATTGTTCTTTTCGGCAATGAGCCATACAAACGGAGCGCGTGGGTAATTATGGCTCATATCATTTGCAGCGGATTCGCAACACTCACAAAAAGCGCCGCGCGCTTCAAGTATTTCGGCGTATGCTATTGTCTTTTGTCGCTCAATAGCAGCGCGTTTGGTTGACATTGGTTTCATCCTGTTTTGGTTTAAAAGCCGGGCGACAACGCGCCGCCCGGCGAACGGGAAAATTTGCGAAAAACCCGTTTTTAATCTTCTAGTACGTCAAATAAGGTAGGAACGTTAATGCTATCTTCAGCGTCTCTTGCATACAAACAGCCGTCTTTCCAATATTGGTTATTCAATTCGGTTGCAAGCCCGTAGCGGCCTTTTTTTACAGCGCAAAAACCAACGGTATTAATACCTCCAAACGGATCGAAAACAACGTCTCCCTTGTTGCTCCAACGGTCAATGCACCGATTTACAACGTCCAGCTGTAAAGGGCAAATGTGTTGTTCTTTTTTCTTCAACGCTTGCGACATATTCAAAGTACGCATGCGTAAAATATCATCCCAAACCCATTCTTTTTGCCCGTCTGTTAGCGGTGGGGTCATCAAAGAAAACAACTTTGGCAAGCGTCCTGCATCGTTCAACGTTTCAGCTATTTCTACGTGCTGTTCGTAATCGTACCCGTTTTTATTAAACCACTCTTTGTATTTTTCACGAACGGCTTTTAGTCCGTTTTTGCTATTTGCCAGCCTCACCAACTCATCAACGGGCAGCATCCTGTTACCGCTTGACCGCCAAAGAAGGTCGGCATCAATTTGCCATTGCCCTAGCCCGTATTCCTGTTTTGACTTTGTTACAGGTTCGTCAGCATAAGCCTTTCCTTTATTCGTCTGTGGCTTACGGAATACCAAAAGAAATTCAGGCGAACCAAGCCCCATTTTTGTACCGTCTTTCACCATTTCAGAGTATCCAAGGCGGTATGTTTGGTTGTTTTCTGCTACCACGTCGGTAGGGATAATTGCCATTCCCATGTACTCAAAACCGTGTTGCATGAAAGCAAACATTGTTTTTGCATGAAAAGGATTAACTGTCATAAAACCTAGCCCTGTTTGTGACCCGTAGAACATGCGGTCTTTGACGTGTATGCAAGCAATTCGCCCTGGCTGCAATACTTTCAATAGGTTAGGTATTAAGTAATCCATTTGAGCGAAGAAGTGATTGTCGTTATCAGTATGCCCAAAGTCAAGGTATGACGGAGTGTATTCGTAGTGGTTTGAGAATGGGATAGAAGTAACAATAAGCCCAACACTTTCAGGCTCCATGTTTTCAGTTTCAATAACACAATCGTTATTTATGAATTTCCAGTTTTTACCACTCGCTTCTTTTCTTTCAACGATTGCAGAACGGTGCAATGATTTCACCATTGATAGCTGATTCATGCCATGTTCTGAAACAATTGCGCGCATGTTTTCCTGCAATTCCAGGTGACGCGCCCATTTGTTTTTCAATTCCTGAATAATCGAACGCTCAATTTCAGTAAAGATAATATGGACTTCAACAGGGTTTTTCTGCTGAAAACGGTGCGTTCTGTGGATGGCCTGAATAAAGTCATTGAAGTCGTAATTTATTCCGACAAACACATTTTGATAGCAATGTCGCTGGAAATTACACCCGGAACCAGATAGCTCAGGCTTTGTATTCAGTATCTTGATCTCCCCATTTGAAAACTCAACAATCCTATTTTCTCTTTCTTCCAAATCAAGGGAGCCGTAAACGCTTTTTGATTCCGGGAACATGCTTTCTATGTCGCGACGTTCGCCCTCCAGGTGGTGCCACAAAAGCCAATTGTTTTCAGCGCCGTACTGCTGAACAACCTCCCGCGCTTTTTCAAGACGAACACCTATTGTTTCCCGCTTTTCCTTCGCACCTGCAATAAGCCCCATCGCTTCATGTTGAAGCAAAAAACGTTGTAC